TATTAACGCAGGAAGAATCAGAGGAATCAACGCTAAGATCAGGGGTGGAGAGGTTCAGCACACAGGTGTTGTACCCTTCCTTAAGAAATTTGAATCTACTGTCAGATGCTGTACTCAAAACGGCATTAGGGGTGGCTCCGCAACTGTCCATTTTCCTATCTGGCATCAGGAAATCGCTGACATCATGGTACTCAAGAACAACAAAGGTACAGAAGACAACAGAGTCAGAAAGTTAGATTACAGTATTCAATTAAGTAAGTTATTCTATGAACGTTTTATCCAAAATAAGGAAATCTCGTTATTTTCCCCTCATGATTGTCCTAACTTGTATGAGAGTTTTGGGACCGATAAGTTTGATGACCTATATTGCAGTTACGAAGCCGATGAATCCATCTCCAGAACCACAGTTGGAGCACAAGAACTTATCCTCGACCTATTAAAGGAGAGAGCAGAGACTGGAAGAATCTATATTATGAATATAGATCATTGTAATAGTCATTCATCATTTAAAGATAAGGTATACATGAGTAATCTTTGTCAGGAGATTACATTACCTACACTCCCTATCAGTCATATTGATGATCATCTAGGTGAGATTGCACTTTGTATTCTTAGTGCAGTGAATGTAGGTAAGATAAGAAATGATGAGGAACTAGAAGAGTTATGTGACCTTTCAGTGCGTGGATTGGAAGAACTTATAGACTATCAGAGATACCCTGTAAAGGCAGCAGAACTTGCTACAAAGGCACGTAGATCACTTGGAGTAGGATTCATTGGTCTTGCACATTATCTTGCTAAACTTGGACATAAGTATGAGTCACAAGAAGCATGGAATGCAGTTCATGGACTTGCTGAGTCGTTCCAGTATTACCTTCTAAAGGCATCTAATCAAGTTGCTAAAGAGAAAGGTCATTGTGAAAACTTTGGACGTACTAAGTATGCTGATGGTATTCTACCAATAGATACATATAAGAAAGACGTAGACGAGATTTGTTCTCAACCTTTACAACATGACTGGGAATCTCTTAGAGCATCTATCAATGAGTACGGTTTACGGCACTCAACATTGTCGGCACAAATGCCATCGGAGAGCAGTTCCGTTGTGTGCAATGCCACAAACGGAATCGAGCCTCCTAGAGACTACCTGTCCATTAAGAAATCAAAGAAAGGGCCTCTTAAGCAGATTGTTCCATCTTATGGGTCTTTAAAGAATAACTACACCTTATTGTGGGATATGCCGAACAACGAAGGTTATATAAATATTGTCTCTGTGATGCAAAAATTCTTCGACCAAGCGATCTCTGGTAACTGGTCTTATAACCCAGTTCATTTCGAGAATGCAGAAGTGCCTGTTAGTGTGATGGCACAAGACCTATTGACAACCTACAAGTATGGATGGAAGACTAGTTATTATCAGAATACTCATGACATGAAAACTGATGAGGTTGATGAACCATCATTAGACAATTTACTTAACGACCTAGAAAACGCTAACGAAGAGGAGTGTGAATCCTGTGCCATCTGATCTAAAAGGAATGACTGTCTTCAATACTGAAGACGTTAATACCAAGAAACAACCTATGTTTTTTGGTAAACCCTTGGGTGTTCAAAGATATGATAACTTTAAATATCCCCAGTTTGAGAACCTGACTAAGCAACAGTTGGGTTATTTCTGGCGACCAGAAGAAGTATCATTACAGAAAGATCGTGGAGACTATCAAACATTAAGACCAGAGCAGAAGCATATCTATACTTCTAATTTGAAGTACCAGATCATGTTAGATTCTGTACAAGGCAGAGCACCTGGTATGGCATTTTTACCATACTGTTCTCTTCCTGAACTTGAAGCATGTATGGAAGTATGGTCTTTTATGGAGATGATTCATAGCAGATCATATACTTATGTCATTAAGAATGTATATGCAGACCCATCAGATGTCTTTGATACTATTATTAAAGAACCTAAGATACTAGAACGTGCTGCTACTGTCACTGGATCTTATGATGATTTCATCAATGAAGCACAGCAATGGGGTCAGAGTAGTCTATGGAGAGATATGGATTCCTCTTTAGATACATCCTTACCTGTTTTAGAAATGAAAGAGGTTAAACGTAAACTTTATAGAGCAGTAACTAATGTCAATATTCTTGAAGGTATTCGGTTTTATGTCTCTTTCGCTTGTAGTTTTGCTTTTGGTGAACTTAAGCTTATGGAAGGTTCAGCTAAGATCATATCTCTAATTGCAAGAGATGAGAACCAGCATCTAGCGATAACACAGAATATAATAAACAACTGGAGGAAAGGTGACGATCCTGAAATGGTTCAGATCATGAAGGAAGAAGAGGAGTGGACTTATCAGATGTTTGATAAGTGTGTGAATGAGGAGAAGAAATGGGCAGAGTATCTATTTAAAGATGGATCGATGATTGGTCTGAATGATAAACTTCTATATCAGTATGTTGAATGGGTTGCTAATCGTAGACTTAGATCTATTCATCTAAAACCACAGTATGATATACCTGCAAAGAACAATCCACTACCTTGGACAGAGCATTGGATTAGTTCTAAGGGTCTTCAGGTAGCACCACAAGAGACAGAAGTTGAGTCATATGTTGTTGGTGGAATCAAACAAGATGTTAAAAAGGACACATTTAGTGGGTTTAAATTATAGTCTGTATAATAAATAACATTAGCTTATATATTTTACATGGCATATACCATAACATTAAAGTCTCCTGATGGTGAAGAGACTACGTTTGATTGTGCAGAAGATGAATATATTTTAGAAGCAGCAGAAGAAGCAGGTGTAGATCATCCATCATCATGTCGTGCAGGTGCTTGTTCTTCATGCTGTATGAAACTTGAAGAAGGGGAAGTTAATCAAGAAGAGCAAACATTCTTAGATGATGATCAAATGGAAGCAGGTTTTGTTTTAACTTGTGTTGCTATGCCACAATCTGATTGTGTTTTACTGACAGAACAGGAAGACAATCTAGACTAATAAAATAAATAATGTTATGCTATTTCCTAAACGATACGCAAGTTGTCCTTGGCCTGATTCGAGGTATAGAGAGTATATGAACGGAAGACTTAAAAAAATAGACATGAAGGCAAGACTTAACGGCATGAAAGCTGGTCTTGCCAATGAGTCATGGTATCCTGAATGGGATGATCGTCAAAGAGGTGCTGCCCAACGCATTCTAAATAATGCATTGGAAGTCCTTGACGAGTATGACTATTAAGTATGAGAATCCTTGGAGATATAATAAAAAAGTATTTGAATCAACTGATATTAACGAATATTACGGATTTGTTTATAGTATCATAAATAAGACCAACGGAAGAGAATACATCGGACGTAAATACTTCTGGCAGTTTAGAACCCCAAAGGGTAAGAAACGCAAAGTAAAATCTGAATCTGATTGGAAGAAGTATTATGGGTCTTGTCCAGAACTTAAAGAAGAGATTGGGAAGATGGGCAGAGAAAATTTTAGTCGAACTATCTTATCTCTACATCATACAAAAGGAAAAACAAACTTTGAAGAAACCCGACAACTCTTTGCACACGGAGTTCTTACAGAGCAACTTGACGACGGAACACCAAAGTACTATAATAGTAACATCCTCTCAAGGTACTTCAGAAAAGATTACTATGGAACAGACGACTGAAGACATCGTTGCTCATGTACGTGAGTGGTCTATGGATAAAATTGACTCAGATATTTCTATGGAAAATGCAAAAGCATTACATGAAGAATTTGAAGAGTGGATTGAAATAGATGATTCTGATGAACTAGAAATAGTTTCATTACAACATATAGAAGAATATCTCAAAGACTAATCACTATATAATTAACTTAAAAAATAGAAATGAAAATCTTTTTAGATACTGCGGAAACTGATATTGTCCGTAAACATTATAAGACTGGTCTTATTGATGGTCTAACAACTAACCCTACTCTTATTCGTAAGAGTGGTAGAAAGCATGAAGATGTTTACCAAGAGTTTAAAGAGATTGGTGTAACTGATCTTAGTATGGAAGTCATTGGTAATGCAGAGAATATGATTTCTGAGGGCAAGAGACTGCATAGAAAATTTGGTAAGATGGCAACGATTAAAGTGCCTTGTACTGTAGATGGTCTTGTTGCATGTAAAGAATTATCAAAAGAAAATATCAGAGTTAATGTTACTCTTATATTCTCACCCTCACAAGCAATCCTTGCAGCAAAAGCAGGTGCAGCATATATCTCACCTTTTGTCGGAAGAGTAGAGGATAATTCATTTGATGGTGTTGCTCTTATCAAAGACATTGCTGCTATATACAGAAAGCAGTACATAACAAAGACTGAAGTTCTTGCTGCTTCTCTAAGAGATGTTCATAGTGTATCTAGATGCTATGCAGATGGTGCTGACATTGTTACGATGCCACCAGCAGTATTCGAGAAAATGTATAAGCACATTTTAACAGACAAAGGACTAGAGCAATTCGACAAAGATTACGAGGAAAGTATTCGGTAAAGGACAATGATTATTGTAAGATGTAAACAGTGTAACAAAGAAGTAAAGGGCAGTACTCAAACACAAACTTGTGGCTGCCCTAATATGTTAACGGTAAGTGAAGACACATTTTCTGCTAGAGATATGTCAATGGTTGTTATGGTTAGTAATACCAATAATAAGAATGTTAAGGAAGGATTAAGCGATTCTGATCTTGCGTGGCAAGAGCAGAGAAGAAAACGTAAAGTCCGAAAGTTAGACTTTGAAATTAAATAAATAATAATACTTAAATCAACAACTTGCCGTGTAGCTTTAGGTGGGGAGGTTTAAGAGAAGAATTTTCAAAACCAAATGACTGACAGATCTATAGAGTCTGAGTTAAAAGAAGTCCATAAAAAAATTGAAGACATTGAAAAGAAGCAAGAGATGATTAACAAAATTTATCAAATGGACAGAGATAAGAAGGCAAAGATGGGGGAACGCCCATCCACACACCTACACGAAATGACTTGACACCTATATTATAATATAGTGTATATCAATACATAATTGATGACTGAAGAAACCATCAAAAAACTCTGTTATACCAAATCAGAAATAGATGCAATGATTGCCGAAGCCGTTGAAGAGGCACGGAGAATCGATGAAGCATCTATGGCAAAGCATAACCGAGAAGCAACTATCATTAGTATGATTCTTGGATTCACTGCACTTGCATTATTTGTGGA